TGACGCGCTGGCATCAGCGCGATCTTGCGGGACAGATACTGAAGGCATCTCATCAACGCGATGGGAGTGATGAGTGGGAAGTTATCCAGTTGCCAGCCATAATGCCATCAGGAAATTCTTTGTGGCCAGAGTATTGGCCATTGACGGAACTACAAAGCCTGAAGGCAGAACTACCAGCGGCGAAGTGGTCGGCACAGTATCAGCAAGACCCGACAGCCGAGGAGCAGGCGCTTATCAAGCGGGACTGGTGGCGCAAGTGGGAAAAGGATGACCCACCGAAGTGCGAGTTTATAATCCAGTCTTGGGACACAGCGTTCCTCAAGACACAAAGGGCGGATTACTCCGCGTGTACAACGTGGGGTGTATTTTTTTCGGAGGATAGCGGGAAGGATGCGGCTAACATAATCCTGCTTGATGCATTCAAGGACAGGATGGAGTTTCCAGAATTAAAAAGTGTGGCTCATAAATCCTATAAGGAATGGGAACCAGATGCCTGCATTATTGAGGCGAAGGCAGCAGGTGCGCCGTTAATTTTTGAGCTTCGGCAAATGGGTATTCCAGTCAGTGACTACACGCCATCAAGAGGGAACGACAAGATCGCCCGTGTTAATGCGGTGAGTGATCTGTTTGCTTCCGGGGTGGTGTGGGCTCCCGCCACAAACTGGGCGGAGCAGGTCATTGAGGAGTTCGCTGCTTTTCCAGTAGGCGAACATGATGACTTGGTGGATAGTAGCACGCAGGCTTTGTTGAGGTTTCGACAGGGAGGATTTGTTCGTGTACCGAGTGATGAAAAAGAAGAGGAGTACCGAGTGCGGCGTGCCGAATATTACTAGGTGAGGTATATATGGCAAGTCAGTTTACGGAAGAAGATCTTCGGATCGCCGTGGAGGCATATGAAGTACGGGGTACTTTGAAGGAAGCGGCGGAGTCAATCGGGATATCCAAGGACGCCATGTGGCGCAGGATACAGGAGGCAAAAAGAAGGTTTGCCAAGCCAAAGGAATTTTATATTGACAAGGAGGCGCTGGTTGATGAAACGGCTCCTCTTGAAGATATCATAGAGAGAAGGAGATCGGAGTTCCTCCGCAAGGAAGCCTCCGAGAAATCGCGTCACCTGATACGGTGCAAAGTAAAGATTGACGGGCCAATAGCTATTCTCCATCAGGGAGACAATCATATTGATAATCCCGGCACTTCTATCGATCTGCTGGAAAAACATGTGTCACTTATCCAGAAGACGCCGGGATTGTTCGGGGCAAATGTCGGAGATTTTGCCGACCACTGGGTTGGACGGCTTGCTCGCCTTCACGCGCATTCTACCGTTACCGAAGCGGAAACATGGAAGCTGGTGGAGTGGCTTATCACCAGTGTTGACTGGTTGTACCTTATTGGTGGCAACCATGATCTCTGGGTTGGGGACGGTGACCCGATAGAGTGGATGGTCCGCAAGCAGGCTGGGTTGTATCAGGCGCACGGTGCCAGAATTGGTTTGCAGTTCCCGAACGGAAAGGAAGTTCGGGTTAATGCACGGCATGACTGGAGTGGCCATAGCCAGTGGAACCCTGCTCATGGGCCTGCGAAAGCTGCACAAATGGGGATTGATGACCATGTAATTATCAGTGGTCACCGCCACATCAGTGGTTATCAGCTTGTTAAGCAGCCAAATTCAGGATTGATTAGTCACGCTATAAGGGTGGCAAGTTACAAGATATATGATAACTATGCGAAACAAATGGGGCTGCGGAATCAAAATATATCGCCAGCCGTGATGACAGTAATTAACCCGGAGCGTTCAGATGATGACCCCGGTCTCGTGACAGTATTGCATGACATTGAGACAGGCGTTGATTTTCTGAAGTTCCTTAGACGCAGAAGCAAGGTATAGATTGCATGGCAATAGAGAAGGCCATAGCCCAAGCGCCCAATTTCTCCAATCGCCCGGAGGGGTTCGATGATATCGACCCGGACAGGAATGGCGCGAAAGTTGAGATAGAGGTTGTCAATCCAGAGTCTGTCTCAATTGAGACAGGGGATGGCGGCATTATTGTTGACTTTGGCGTTGATGGAGAAGAGGGCTCGACACGGCACGATGACAATCTGGCAGAGTTCTGTGATGAGGAATGTCTGCGGCACCTCGCTTCCGAGCTTATAGGAGATTACGAGTCAGACAAGTCGTCTCGTGGAGACTGGGAGAGAACCTACGTCAAGGGCCTCGATCTTCTTGGACTGAAGATTGAGGACAGAACAACGCCTTGGCCCGGTGCTTGCGGGGTCCATCATCCGATCCTGACGGAGGCTGTGATCCGCTTCCAGTCGCAGGCGGTTACGGAGGTGTTTCCGGCCAGTGGCCCTGTGAAAACAAAGATTGTCGGAACAATAACCGATGAGAAAGAAAAACAGGCAACCCGCGTTCGGGAATATATGAACTATCTCCTTACGGAGAAGATGACGGAGTATCGGCCAGAGACAGAACAATTGCTGTTCAGCCTGCCACTGGCGGGTTCTGCGTTCAAAAAGGTTTATTATGATCCCAGCATGGGGAGGTGCTGCGCCCATTTTGTGCCTGCTGAGGATTTTGTAGTTAGTTACGGTGCTTCCGATCTGCTTTCAGCGGAACGCTACACACATGTTATGCGGAAGAATGCCAATGATATCCGCAAATTACAGGTTGCTGGTCTGTATATGGATGTGGATATTGGGAAACCCCACGATATCCAGAGCGATGTGCAGGAGAAATACGACGAACTGGAAGGTGATAGTCCATCATACGAGAGCGACAATCGCCATGTTCTTTATGAGATGCACGTCAATCTTGATCTTACAGGTTTTGAGGATACGGATGAGAGTGGAGAGCCCACAGGAATAGCCCTCCCTTATGTTGTGACAATAACCAGAGGCTCGAACAGGGTACTGGCGATAAGGCGCAACTGGTACGAAGATGATCCACTCCGCATGAAGCGGATGCATTTCGTTCATTATCAATATATGCCCGGATTGGGTTTCTATGGTTTTGGGCTGATTCATCTTATTGGGGGTATCGCCAAAACGGCAACGTCGCTGACACGTCAGCTTGTTGACGCGGGCACTCTGGCCAATTTACCCGGAGGTCTGAAGGCGAGGGGGCTGCGGATCAAGGGGGATGATTCGCCTATTATGCCCGGTGAGTTCAGGGACGTGGATGTCCCCGGAGGGGCGATCAAGGATAACATCACGTTCCTTCCCTACAAGGAACCGTCTGGTGTCCTGCACCAGATGCTTACGGAGATTGTCGAGGAGGGAAGAAGATTTGCCAGTCTGACTGATCTGAAGCTGGCTGACATGAAACAGGATGCGCCTGTTGGTACGACGCTTGCGTTGATTGAGCGCAGCATGAAAGTAATGACGGCGATACAGGCAAGACTTCATGCGGCGATGAAGAGAGAGTTTATACTGGTTGCCGATATTGTAAGGGACTACGCCCCGGAAGAGGGTTACGAATACGAGGAGGACAAGGAGGCTGTACAGGCGGAGGATTTCGATAAGAGAGTGGATGTCATTCCTGTCTCCGATCCTAATTCTTCCACCATGAGCCAGCGGATTATGCAGTATCAGGCGGCACTGACGTTAAGTCAGCAGGCCCCGCAGATGTATGATCTTCCTGAACTGCATCGGCAGATGCTTAATGTGCTTGGCATTCAGGATGCAGACAAGATTATTCCTTTGTCCGAGGAGAAGAGGCCCAGAGACCCTGTATCGGAAAATATGGACGTGCTGAACGGGAAGCCCCTCAAGGCATTTATCGAGCAGGATCACGAGGCGCATATTCAGATTCATATGGCCGCGATACAAGACCCGAAGATACAGCAACTGGTTGGCCAAAGTCCGATGGCGGCTCCAATTGCAGCGGCGATGGCGGCTCATGTACAGGAGCATCTTGGGTTCCAGTACCGCAAGGAGATCGAGAAGGAGCTTGGTGTAGAACTGCCGCCACTAAACGAAGACCTGCCACCGGAAATAGAGAACAAGCTATCCAGTCTGGTAGCAGAGGCAGCGCAGCGTTTGCTCAACAAGAATGTTGTCGAGGCCCGCCAGAAGGAAATACAGGAGCAGCAGCAAGATCCGGCCATCCAGATGCAGCAGGCGAAGCTGCAATTGCAGGCGCAGGACTTGCAGCGTAAGGCGCAGGCAGACAAGACCCGCGTTGTTTCTGATATGGCCAAAGCGGAAATGCAGCAGGAGACAGAAACCAAGAGGATTGAGACGCAGGCTGAAATTGAGGCTATGCGTCTTGGCATCGAAGTCGCCAAGGGTCGTGAGGAGATGGCGCAGGAGCAGGATAAGATCAACAAAAAAGATACGATAGAAAGAGCCAAGATTGTCAGGGATGCAGGGAAGGCGTTGATGGACAGCGGGAAGACAGGGAGACAATAACTATTGGCCGAAGAACATTTATTTGAGGTCTATCAGCAGAAACTTCGTGAGCGTATGAACGAACTGGCTGACTCCGTTGCGACGGGAGCAGCACAGAGTTACGATGAATATCGAAAGATGGTGGGAGTAATCGAGGGTCTTGCTCTGGCGGAGCGGGAGCTTCTTGACCTGATTGAAGCAATGAAAAAAGGAGAAGAATAGATTCAGGAGACCGCGTCTCCCTAACCGCGAGCAGGGGTCCGTCAACCCCGCCATTGGCAAAAACGTGCAAGAGGAAATTATGTCTGATAACAAGGTCGTTGACCTAGAGGAAAAAAGGAGGGCGTCACAGCTTCCTACTCCCTGTGGCTACAATTTGCTCATCGCTCTTCAAGAGCCAGAGAAGCAGACGGACGGCGGCGTCTTTATTCCTGATGATGTCAGTGATAGAGAGGGCACCGCATGTATTACCGGAATGATCCTGAAGATGGGGGCCGATGCCTACACAGATGTAGAGCGGTTCCCAAGTGGCCCTTACTGCAAGGAAGGGGACTGGATCATTATGCAGGCATATACAGGCACGAGGATTATTATCCACGGGCAGGAGTTCCGTTTGATCAACGATGATTCCGTCAGGGCAGTCGTTGAAGATCCAAGAGGAGTGAAAAGAGCATGAGCGATACAGGAAAGGAAGCCGTCCTTGAAACAGAGGCCGTCCCCGCAGAGCCAGTAGAAATTCTGGGGGATGAAATTGATCTTGAAGTGAGTGTCGTTGATGATACTCCCACAGAAGATCAGAACCGCCCTGTGAGAGCAGACGGAGCGGAGGAAGATGACGATCTTGATGAGAGTCAGTTCGGTCAGCGTATCCGCAAGAGAATTGATAAGCTCCGTTATGAGTGGAATGAAGAGAGACGCGCCAAGGAGGGTGCGCTTCGGGAAAATCAGGAGGCGGTTAACTACGCCCAAAATGTTCAGGGCGAGAACCAGACTCTGAAACAACAGTTGGCTGACCAACGCAAGCTGCTTTATGATCAGGTTTCCGCTAAGACGGACGCCGAGATTGATGGCGCGAAGCGGAAATATAAGGAGGCTTATGAAGCTGGAGATTCTGATGCGATTGTAGACGCACAGAGTGAACTCTCCAGACTGAACGCGGAGCGGGCGCAGTATGTTTATACTCCAGCGCAGGCTGCACAGCAGCCGTTACCGCAGCAACCGCTCCCGCAACAACAATCTGTTCTGCCGCCTGATCCATTGGCAGTAGACTGGTTGAAGAGGAATACATGGTTTCAGCAGCCGGGTTATGAAGAGATGACCGGGTATGCGATAGGACTTCACGAGAAACTGGTGAAGCAGGGGATAGACCCGCGAGGGAATCCGCAGTATTACGAACAGATTGATGCTGTCCTGAAGCAACAGTTCTCTGAAAATGTCGGGAAGGAAGGAGAGGCTGGTGCAGCACCGACTTCCCGAAGAACCCCGGTTGTCGCTCCCGCCAGAAGGGGTGGGAAGACGCCGCGCAAAGTGGAGCTTAACCAGTCCCAAGTGAACCTCGCTCGCAAACTTGGGTTAACGCCAGAACAGTACGCACAGCAGCTTGTGAAGGAGATGGGCAATGGCTGACGGAAAGGCAACGGAGCGCAAACCAAGAGAAACAGAAACCAGAGCAGCTACTGAGCGTGAACGCGCTTGGGAGCCGCCGCAGGTTCTCCCTGATCCAAAGCCGCAGGACGGTTACGCCTTTCGGTGGATCAGAACTTCCTTGATGGGGAATGCCGATAACGTGAATACGTCGAAGCGTTTTCGTGAAGGATGGGAACCTGTGAGGGCTGAAGACCATCCCGAACTTATGCTTGTTTCTGACCAAGATAGTAAATTTAAGGGGAATATCGAGGTTGGAGGGCTACTTCTCTGCAAGACTTCTGAAGAGAATGTGCAGGCTCGTAATAAGTATTATAACGATATGGCTCAGAGACAGATGGAATCTGTTGATCAAAACTATATGAGGGAAAGTGATCCTCGAATGCCGAAACTTAATGAGTCTAGGACGAGGGTCTCCTTCGGAGGCGGCACCAAACCTGAGTAGGTTGGTGTCTTGGTTTCAACTCTAAATCCTTTAGGAGGATGACAATATGGCGAGTTCTGCTACGCCACATGGTTTCCGTCCGATTGGTTTACTTGGTGGTGGTGCATGGAGTGATTCCGTGCGTCACATGAAAGTGACCAATTCGTATGGAACCTCTATCTTCTACGGGGATGCTGTCAAAGTTGTGGCTGCTGGCACTGTTGAAAAAGATTCCGGCACCACTACTATGACCCCCGTGGGGATATTTGTTGGGTGTTCTTATACAGACCCCAATACCAATCAGCCAACATACTCACAGATGTGGACGGCAAGCACGACTGCCACCGATATTCTTGCGTATGTTGTTGATGACCCGAATGTTGTTTTCCAAGCTCAGGGCGATGCAACGCTTGCCCAGACGGCGCTTGGTAATAATGTCGCGGTTGTTCAAACTGCTGGCTCAACGACAATCGGAACGAGTAAGAATGCAATTGACTCGGATACGATTGCCACAACCAAAACCCTGCCGATTCGTATTCTTGGCTTTGTTGATGGTCCTAATTCCTCTGTTGGTGACACCTATACGGATGTCATCTGCAAGTGGAACTCAGGTGGAGACGCCACTGGCGACTCCTGTGCCTCTCATCAATGGCAAGATACGACGGGCATTTAGGAGGATTGAGATATGGCTATTTCACGCGCCCAGATGCTCAAAGAACTCCTGCCCGGTCTTAATGCTCTGTTTGGCCTTGAGTATGCCAAATACGAAGATGAGCATAAGGAGTTATATGAAACCGAGTCCTCAGACCGTAGCTTTGAAGAAGAAGTTGCACTGAGCGGTTTCGATGCAGCGCCTGTTAAGAATGAAGGTTCTGCAATTTCGTATGACAACGCGCAGGAGAGTTACACTGCAAGGTACAGCCATGAGACGGTTGCAATGGGATTTGCGATTACTGAGGAAGCAATGGAGGACAACCTCTATGACAGCCTTAGTGCCCGCTATACCAAGGCTCTCGCTCGTGCGATGGCGTATACCAAACAAGTCAAGGCGGCAAATCCCATTAACAATGGGATGCCTTCTGGCTCGGTCACTTCAGGTGATGGTGTTACGCTTTTCAATACCTCGCATCCTTTAGTGTCTGGTGGCACGAACTCCAACACGCCTTCCACGGCTTCTGATTTGAACGAGACCTCTCTTGAGGCAGCGGTCATTCAGATTGCCAAGTGGACGGATCAACGTGGCCTTTTGATTGCGGCTCGCCCGCGTCGGATGGTTGTTCCACCGGATCTGATGTTTGTTGCCACTCGTATTCTGGATAGCGATCTGCGTCCAGCTACGGCTGACAACGATGTCAACGCCATTAAAAATAATGGCACGATACCTGACGGATATCGCGTTAACCATTACCTAACAGACACAAATGCTTGGGTAATTTTGACCGATGTTCCAAACGGGTTAAAGCACTTTGAACGTGCGGCAATGACCACCGCAATGGACGGCGATTTCAACACTGGTAACGTGCGGTATAAAGCCCGCGAGCGTTATTCGTTTGGCGTCTCTGACCCATTGGGTGTCTTTGGTTCACCCGGTGCTTCGTAAAGATTGAGGGGGGCTTTGCCCCCCTTTTTCTTTGTTTTTTTTCTGGGACTGAATAGCCCTAGCGACTGGCCCAGCAGACGCTTACAAGACTCTAGGGCGAACCTTTGTAAGAAGGAATGCCGATATGGCAAACACTACATTTAATGGTGCCGTTAGGTCTGAGAACGGCTTTAAGGTTATCAATATCGCCTCGACAACTGGGGTTGTTACCGAAACTTCTTCCCAAGCGTCTACAGGTATTTTCACCAACAAGTACATCAAGCACGTTGGTATTGTAACTGGTGTTACAGTAAACTCTACGGCTGGAGACAGCCCTGCAATTGGCTCATTCAGCCAACCCGCCAATACTATCATCACCGGCATCAAGATATTTTGCGCTACGGCTCCGGTTATCGGAACGGGAGACATTGGGTTTGAGGTCGGAACATCAAGTTCCGGTGCTCAGATTGTTGCGGCGATCACCGATCAGATTCTAGATGGTGGTACAACGGTTGTAGTGGGTAATGTCGTAAGTCTTACGTTGGTTGCTCAGACTGAGAGTACCACTAGTGCTCCGGCTTCTGTTCAGTACGCATCAGCAGCAAGAACCATTTACTGTAATATCACCAATACGGCAGATGCTACCACGGCTGGCTCCTTCACGTTCATTATTGAATATGTGCAGGTTGCATAAATTAGGGTAGGGGGAACTATCCCCTTTCTCTTTTAGAAGGAGATTACAATGGCAGATGCTGTTAGTACTACCACCATTGAGGACGGCGAGCGTCAGCTTGTTGTCCAGTTGACCAACCTCTCCGATAACAGTGGGGAGGCTAAGGTCACGAAAATTGATGTTTCCGCTCTCCAGAGTAATGCTCGCGGCATATCCTGTAGCGAGGTCCGTATCCAAGAGATATGGGCGCAGGTTTATGGGTTCGACGGCGTGCAGCTTTGGTATGATGCGGATACGGATGTTGTTGCTTTTAATGCTAATCCGGGCTGGACCTATCAGGATTTCAGTGATGTCGGCGGTCTCAAGATGTATGGCACAAATGCGACAGGAGATGTCCTTCTTTCCACGTTAGGGACAGAAGCATCAGGAGATGCGTATCAGATCGTGATTCGAGCCGTAAAGTATTATGACTAATGAATACC